TTAGGAATGATGAAAGAAGGTGATGTCGTTCTAATATGTGATGCTAATTCAACCCATAAAACTTTATCAGCTACAGTGGTTAAATCCGTTTCAGCTACAGCAATAGACTGTGGTGATGGTTCTGATTTAAGTACAGCCGATAGTGATTAAAGGGAGGGGGATTACTCCCCCTCATCTTATATGTCAAGTACAGTAGCAAACTCAGCAATAGATATAGCATCAAGAGCATTAGTTCTTGTAGGAGCAGAACCTATTACTTCGTTTGGCTCATCTAGTACAGAGGCATTAGTAGCAACAAATCTTTATGAAGATACAGTAAGAGCAACTTTATCTACAGCAAGATGGAGATTTGCTACAGAACAAGCAGTATTAAATCAATTAACAGATACACCAACTGGTCGTTTTGATATTGCACATCAGTTACCAAGTGATCTATTAGTTTTACATGGTGTTACAGTAAATGATACATTAATAGAATATACAGTTTATGGTGATAAAGTATTTAGTGATTCAACATCTGCAGATGTATTAATAGCAGATTTTACGTTTCGAGCAGATGAAGCAAACTTTCCATCATATTTTTCTTTAGCACTTCAATATACACTAGCTTCTATGTTTGCTACATCTATTGCAAGAGATGACAGACTTATGCAAATGATGGAAACAAAAGCCACTATGTTAATGGCAAAAGCTAGAAATTTAGATGCACAACAGCAGACAACAAGAAAATTATCTACCTCAAGATTTATTACAAATAGGAGAAGTTAAATGGCAAGAATAAGAGTGCCATTAAATAACTTTCAGTTTGGTGAAGTTAGTCCTGCTTTAACATCAAGGACAGATACAAAAGTTTATACAAATGCAGCAGAAGAAGTTAGAAACTTTTTTATTAGATCAGAAGGTGGTTTGAAAAAAAGAACTGGAACTAAAAGACTTCATAACTTTGGTAGTAATCCTTCTTTTACAGCATTAGCAAGTCTTAGGCAAAGTGTAAGAATAGAACCTTTTATATTTTCAGATGATGAAAAATATATAATAGCATTTAGTAATACAAGAATAGAGATATTTCAGATTAGTCCTACTGATGGTTCTGTGTCATCTATACAATCACTTACTGGACAATCATGGTTAGTTAATACTACATCAGCATCTTATCTTGAGGAGATTACTTTTGCACAGCAAGGTGATCTTATGTTTATATGTCATAATACATTTCAGACAAGAATATTAGAAAGAACTGGTCTTACAACATTTGCTGTATCTACTTTTAACTTTGATACATCAAGAGATGGTAATGACATATTTCAGCCATATTTTAGTTTTCAGCCATTAGGCATGACTATCACTTTAAATGCTACAGCAGGAACTGCAACAGCAATAACAAGTGATCCCTATTTTGAATCAGGTCATGTAGGTATTGATCTTTTGGTAGGAAAAACTCGTTGTAGAATTACAGCATTTAATAGTTCAACAAATGTTACAGTTAGTATTCAAGGAACATTAAGACAACAATTAGAAGTAGATAGTCTTGAAGTATTTGAAGGAAGTGGCACAATAAGAGTAACAAAAGCATTGCATGGATTAGGTGCAGGTAATGCTATTACTGTTGAAAGAGCAGGTGCAGTTGGTGGTATAGCTAATAGTAATATAAATGGTTCTAGAGTTATTACTGCTGTTCCTGATGAAAATACATTTGAATTTACAGCAGGTAGTAGTGCGACTGCTACCTCTAGTGCTATTGGTGGTGGTAGTCCTCGTATTGTTACTGGCTCTGCTACTACTGAGTTTAGTGAGCAAAGTTATTCTAGTCTACGTGGCTATCCTGCTGCTGTTACATTTCATCAAAATAGACTTTGGTTTGGTGGCACACTAGCACAACCTGATGGGATTTGGGGCAGTAAATCAGGACAGTTTTTTAATTTTGATGTAGGTGATGCAGAAGATAATGATGCTCTTGATTTAACTGCAAATGTAGGTGAGATATTTTCTATAAGACATTTAGTATCAAATCGAGATTTACAAGTATTTACTACTGGTGCTGAGTTGTTTGTTCAAGCACCTACAGATAAACCAGTAACTCCTGCTAATGCACAAATCAAAAGACAGACACCTTTTGGTAGTAGTTTTGTAAAACCTACAGTATTTGATGGTGGAACTTTATTTATACAAAAAACTGGTAGTGCTATGAGAGAGTTTTTATTTACAGATGCAGAAGCAGCATATACATCTGTAGCTGTATCAGGTCTTGCACCACATCTTATATTAGACCCAGTACAACAAACATCTATTAAAGGTGCTTTGAATAGAAGTGAATCTTATGCTTTTTTAATTAATAATGATGGCACAATAGCTGTGTTTTATTCTGTTCGAGGAGATCAAAAAGCAGGTTGGAGTTTATGGAATACTCAAGGATTATGGCATAGTATATGTGCAGTACATGAAAGATTATTTGTTGTGTGTGCAAGAGATGATGGATCAGGCACAACAAAGCTATTTCTTGAGGAGTTTCAAGATGATATGCCAATGGATTTTTGTGATACTTTTAGTGGTAGTGCTAGTGTGTTTGGTAGTCTAGGTTCACACTTTGCAAATAATGCTGTTGTAAAAGCAACAAATGGTAATGACTTTTTAGGAGAGTTTACAGTTGCAAGTGCAGAAATAGATGCAAGTTCTGTTAAAACTGGTTTAAGTCAGGCATTTATAGGATATTCTTTTACACCTACATTAAAAACTTTACCTATTGATGCAAGTATACAAGGTGGACCTTTAACTGGTGAACCTAGACAAATACCTAAAGTTATATTAGATTTAAATTCAACATTAGCTGTTAGTGTACAAGGACCAAGCACAACATCAACAGCGAGGGATTTAGTGATTAGAAATACAACTGATACAGTAACTGGTGGTTTTATGGAAAGAACTGCTGTCACTGGTAAAGAGGAATTTAGATTATTAGGATATAGTCGTGATCCTAGAGTTATAATATCGCAGTCTTTTCCTTTAGATTTACAAATTAATGGAATGATAGTAGAGGTAGCATTTTGATACAATTAGCATTAGCATTAGGTTCGGCACTTGTAACAGCAGAATCTTATAATCAAGCAGCAAGAGCAGCAAAACAAGAAGGTGCTTTAGCAGCAAGAAGAATAGGAGAACAAGCTAAGTTTGAACAACTAAGAGCATTGCAAGATCATAATGCAATCATGGCAGATTTTAAATCTTATGAAGCAACTAATATTGCACTTGCAGGTGTAAGTGGCAGAGATGAAGGTAGTGATAGATCATTAAAAGCCTTACTACAAAAAGCAGAAGAAAATACAAGAATAGCAGATAATAGAGCAAGATTACAAAGCATGGCACAACTATCTAAGTTTTCACAAGAAGCACAAATGGCAGTATTAAGAGCAAATAATAAATCAAAAGCATATCGTCTACAAGCATTTGGCACAATGCTTAATGCAGGATATAATACAAGTAAAGTTGTCTAAATGGTATTTATTAAAAG